AGAAACAATTGTTCCTATAGGATTTTCTGGGGTTCGACTTCCTAATTTAATAGTTCGACCTTTGTTATCCTGCAGTGTTTTTAAAACAACACCTTTCTCTGGTTGTTTAGGGTCAGTCCACAGGGTAATTCCAGCAGCAACACTAGCGTCGTCTACGTCGTCACGTTCATCTAACAAACTAAAATCTCTTTTGTTAGTTGCCGCTGCGATACTTTGTGGGGTGTATGTTTTAGAAAGGTCTATTTGCTCTGCTCTAGTAAAAAAAGGAGCGGGTGTTAGTGCTTTTCTTATTTGTAATGCACCTGACAAGTCTTGGGCTGTTAAACCCTCGCCTAGTCTTTCTTGCATTACTTCTCTTGATAAAGGCTCCTTAGAAACAGCACTCATTAACATACCACGGGCGGCTTGTTGCTGACGTGCTTGGGCCTCTGCTTGAGCCATCTTAGCAGCTTCTTCAGGAAACCCTGCTTCTTCTAATTGACGACGTACACGGGCAATATTTACCGAATCACCAGCAGCCAAAGCAGCGTTACCCATCTTCATTATTTCAGCTAACTGCTGTCGTTTATCTCGTGCTTGAACTTGTTGAGGAAGACCACCAAGAGCAGCCCCTAAGTTCATCATGCCTCCAGTCATCTGAGGGCGACCTAGATTAGCTAGGAATTGTTGTGAAAATGTAGCCATTACGTTCTCCCTTACTAGCTAAACATACCGCCTAAAGCGGATCCAGCCAATTGTGTACCAAAGCCACCAGCAATACCTGCCTGTCCCAGACCAGCCTGAAGCAGTGCCTCAAGACCTGTTGCGTACGTTTCTCCGTACGTTCTGGCCTGCTCTGACAAGGAAGCACGACGTTGTTCTGCACCTGTCATTCCGGGCTGGAGGCCTGCGATAAGTTGAGCTTGTGGAATGTAACTACCAGACAACATACCTTGTCCTAACTGCGCTTGTTGCATTTGCTCCTGTCCTGCAAATTGCATAGCGTTAAGCATAGCTGTATTACGGGCCTCTTCTTGTGCTTTAGCTAACGTCAGTCCTTCAGGAGTACCTCCAAACTGCGCTGTCTGCGTACCCAATCGACCCTGTGCAGCAAGACGTTGCTCTAAAGCTAAACGCTCTCGTTCCTGCTCAGGAGACATGGCAGTCATCATTCTCTGAAACACTTCTTGTTCACGGTCAGCTGTGGGCATTGCTGCTTGTCCGTACATCTGTTGTGCCTGAGACAACAACTGTTGTTGTATTGCTTGTTCTTCAGGAGACATTTGCATTTGGTACGCCATCTGTCCTGTAGTAGGATCTTGTTGCATACCAAACTGACCACCTGTAGCGGTAGTTACAGTGTACGGTTGAAACTCAAGCATACCGCGAAGTTCTTGAGCAAGGCCGTCTGGACCCGCCATTTCACGATAGGCTTGACTACCTATGTCACCTATTTCGTCATAACCCCGTTTTGCTAAAGCAAGACCAGCAGCAGCTAGAGAACCTGCTCCGGCATTACTGCCTAAAAAATCACTGATTGGATCATACCATGCCATGTCTTACTCCTGATTAAAGTAGCTTACCTATCAAAGCCATTACGTTAATTTCTTGTAGTAAGTTGTGAACCGTTTATTTCTGCTTCTAAACCTACAACAACACTTGTTCCGTATCCTGTAGCATTTAAACTTCTTTGGTTTGTCAAAGCACCACCAGTAAACTCTACAGTGGTGTATTCACTTACGCCGTAGAATCCAGTAATCTGGTCCCCTACTGTAAACTCTGCTGTTGCGTATGAACCTTTAAAGTCGTAAGCCCACTTCATAAAAACCGTAGCGTTGTTAGCGCCTACTAACGTCGGTTTTAATTTCTTTAAAATCTTAACTCTAGCGCTGTCGCCAAATGTTAGACTAGGACTATAGTACTTAAATCGATAACCTAAACCGTTGTCTTGATAACCTTCGTATTGACTAATTCCGTCAGACGTTCCTATATAAACCGTACCGTCTTCTAGTCGCGTGTAACAACTAAAGCCGGTAGACAACCAACGAGTAACACGATAAGACCCGTTTTCTAATGTCCCTCGAACATCAAAGCAGTAGGTTATGTTTTGCCCTACAAAAGTTAATAAGTAAAAACCTTCTTCAGGGCTATAGATAGACCTAAAGAATGTATTTTCTGATTGTAATGCACTGATAATATCTTTGGTAATGTTTCCTGATAAACTACTAATAGGTAATGATTTTTCTTGGACTGTTCTACCAAAACTTTTAAGTCCTGTATACGCTAAGAATAAAACATCAGTACCTGTATACTGTACAGTGTCTCTGTCTACACAGCCGACACCAGCTACTGTGTCAGCTAAAGCCATTGTTGCAGGTGCTTCTGCACCAGAATAGGTAACAATACTATGCTTACCAAATATAATCAGTAAACCGTTATGTGCTGCTAATGCAACGATCTCGTCATAACCGTCAGGCCATACTTTAGATATGTCGATAGAGCCACTAGTGCCGCCTGAGTAGTCATGACCTATTAACAAATCAGACCAATAAATAACAGAAGGGTTACTACTTACTCCAGTTACCCATAAACGACCGAATGCTGACAGGACTTCGTTACCTTGTACAACACCAGCCGCACCAGCAACTGAGTATAGACGTACTACAGAAGTACCGTCGTACACCAAAGGTGCATGAGAAGCTTGAAACAAGTATGCCTTATCATTAAAGTTAACAATCTTCCAGTTGTCAGCAGTAATTGTATAACCACCGGGTGTAGCGTCTGTAAGTGTAGTAGTACCTGTAAATATCTTGTTGTTACCCGCAGACAGAATTACATTACTACCTACGCTTCTATCAAATTCTTTTATAGCTCTAATTGTCTCAGAGCCTAATGCTGTCTTGTTAGTTGTAATAACAGTGTGGCCCTTACGTGCCGCAATACGACCACGTTTGTCAATCACAGCGTTGTCTGCAATCTCAGCAAACGACGGATCTTGTGCTAACGGAGAGTCTTCGGTGTTAATGCCTTTAAACGCCGGTGCTACAAGATTAATACTTTTAGCAATAGCAAAGTATTCAGCGGTAGAAGTACCGCCTGTTTCACCACGTTCACGGGTTAACAAAGCAACTGCAAAGTGAATAATAGGTTGTGAAGGTACAAGTAATACGTCAGTATTAGCACTTAGATCTGCTTGTCGTTTAACTACATCAAAACGCAAGTTGTACACGCCGTCAGGAGTTGGTCCTACTAAAACTTGTGTATCACCGTTGGCGTCAAGGCCGTTGTACGTGTAGTATCTTGGTGTGCCTTCTGACGCGTCAGCAATATATATCTGTTCGTTAAACCAGTCCTTAGTTTGATAATCCATAAAGAAATTACTAGTGTCATTAAGGACACACATAACCTTTACGTTATCACCGCAGTTAGTTAGTGAATAAGTATTGTCAGACGCAACAGTAGGAACAATAATAGTGCTACGTAAAGCAGACCAGTCTGTCGCCTCCTCTACTAACCTTTTAGCATCATTAATAAAGTCACCAACCATCTTGTTATAAGTAGTACTAGTTACTGAGGTGGTTTCTTCCTCACGCAACCTACGTAGCACACTGTTCATTAAATTTAGGTATGTCATACAAGCATCCCGCTGTTCTGAAATAAGAATTTATTCAGTTCTATATCATAATCTTTTTGAGGTTCTGGTTGATATCCTATGTACTGGAAACCCGGAGGCGCGTAAGACAACATACCTTTGTGGGGACTAAAATTTGACTTTATAGGTGCGCCACTAAGCATACCGTCGCCGTCCCCATCACCATCACCATCACCATCGCCTTCTCCATCACCATCACCATCACCGTCTCCAGTTCCAGTGCCTGTTCCAGTACCATCACCAGCCCCGTCTCCAGTGCCGTCCCCGTCTCCGTCTCCGGTGCCTGTAGTGTCTTTACTTTGCTCTTCAGCGTCCTTACGACCTTGCTCAGAAGACTCAAGATCTTTCTCTAGCTGTTCATCAGCAGCATCTTTATTTGTTTGTTCCGCATCTTTAGCTTCAGTTTCAGCACTGGTGTCTTTCTGAGCGTTTTCGTCCTTAGTTGACTGTTCAGCTGCCTGCTGCTCTTTTGCAGCTTCCTCAGCAGCCTGTTGCTCCTTAGCTTGAGCCTCTGCAGCTTGTTCGTCTTTAGCTCTTTCAGACTCTTTAGCCTCTGTTTCAGCCTGAGCGTCCTTAGCAGCCTCAGCTTCTTTTTCCTGTGTTTCAGCTTGTGCGTCCTTAGCAGCTTCAGCTTCCTTGTCTGAAGTTTCAGCGTCTTTCTGCTCTTGTTCTGCTACAACGTCTTTTTGTTCTTCCTCAGCTTCCTTTTGAGCACTTTCAGCTTCAGCGTCCTTAGCAGCCTCTGTCTCTTTATCACGAGTTTCAGCCTGTGCGTCCTTAGCAGCCTCAGCTTCTTTATCAGCAGTCTCTGCGTCCTTTTGCTCTTGTTCAGCTTGGACGTCCTTCTGTTTTTGCTCCGCTTCCTTATCAGCAGCCTCAGCTTCTTTCTCTTGCTGTTCAGCAGCAGTTTCTTCTTTTTCCGTTTGTTCGGCGTCCTGCTCTTTCTGCTCTTGTTCTGCCTGACGATCCTTTTCTTGCTTTTCTGCTGCGTCCTTGTCCGTCTGTTCAGCTTCTTTTTGTTCCTGTTCAGCCTGAGTGTCCTTCTGGCGTTGTTCTGCGTCCTTCTCTAGTTGTTCAGCAACGTCTTTTTCAGAATCTTCGGCTACATCTTTATCTACTTGCTCTGCTTCTTTT